ACTGTATAAAACTTGACCCAGAATCCGCAGATTACGAGCGAATCGCAGTCGAAAGACAGCGTCGTGCTCGCAACATCACGGAGTTCAGCGATTTGTTTATGAGATCGGCCTTTGGTCATAAAGATTCGATCGTGAAACACAACGCGACAGAGGAAAAAGAGGCTGTGGATGCCGTTGCAAACCGCTTCGGCATCCACACCACACCACCGGAAGCCGTCAAGAGCATTTACGGCATCCACCCGGCCAAACCGAAGCCGCGTTCGGCCAAGAAGCAGTAAAATCCCGACAGGGACGCTGTAGAATGAATGAACCAAGAGGACAAAATGAGTAAATTTACTCTCGACTGGCTTAAGTCAGTCACGCAGGCCGAGTTTATGGCCGAAGCACGCAAAATTCAGCAGGGTTCTCAGGAACTCGCTGATTTGAACGCCGTTCTGTCGTCAGAAGAGGGCAAAAAGATCGCCAGCGACATGCTGAACGACCCGGACTACGTCCCAGTCTCAAAGCGTGAGCCAACTCCTGAGGAAGCGGAGCAGATCGCAGCCGATATCGCCACCGCAACCGCTCAGGCAGCCGAGCAAGAAGCCGCTCGTGCAGCCGCAGCCGTAGAAGAGGCCACCAAGGCCGCTGCAGCAGCCGCTCCGAAGGTCGAAGAGCGCAAAAAGATCGTCGTTGACTACCAAGCAACCGACGAAAACGGCAAACCGATTGGCCGCCCGACGCACATCGAGGGCTGGACCAACGAAGAAGTCGTAGAAAAATTGAAAGCGGCGCACATCAACGCCGTCCGATACGCAGAGCGTGTCAAAACCAACCGCTTCAAGCAGTCTGCCGAAGCCGTTGCAGTCATCGAGACGACCCAAGTAGCAAAGCAGATGAAGCAAGAGAGTGAAAAGCTTGCTGCCGAGGCCGTCGCAGAGAAAGACCCCGCTAAAATGCGGGAGTCGGTCGAAAAATCGGTTCAGGCAGAGCGCGAAGCTCGCATCGCCGAAGAAACCGCCAGACAGCATGGTAAGATCATTGCTGACACTTGGATGGAAGACCACAAAGAAGACTTTGTACCTTGTTTGGCATCCTCAAACATCATAGGCGAGTACATGAAAGCTCAAAATCTTTCACTCACCTACGAGAATCTTGAGAAGGCCTTCGAGGCCACGAAAACTCGACTGCCAAAGGTCGAGAAACAACCAGCAGTCGAAGCAACCCCTGTTGCAAAGGTGGACAATCCGCCTGCCGCAACACCCGCAACGCCAGCCGCAGCCCCGGTGTTAATCACGCCGCCTGCCGCAGAGCCAGCGGTGACAGAACCAACAGCGAACCCGCCAGCGGTGATACCTACCGCAGCGGCTCCCGCCCCGACCTCTACGCCTGTAGCAGCGGACAAATCCGCAGAAGCTGCCCGTAGACCGGGGGTGAACGGCAGTGTTATGCCGGGAACGATGTCTGCAGCACGTCCCACGGTACAAGCACAACCGACTGACACCAGAGCCACACTACTGAAAGAGATTGCAAAGATGCCAGCGCAGGAATACCGCAAGAAGCTTCGTGACCCAAATTACGTCAAGAAGTTGAATGCGGCTGGAATCAAAGTAGTCGGTTCATAACACCTCAACGGTGAAACTCTAGGTAGAGAACCGAAATGAGCGGACCAACTCCCTCAGCATCAAACGTATCAAATGTACTCACCGCACAGGCTATCCTGTTCGACAAGGAACTTATTCCTAACCTAAATTAACTTTGGGTCACTCGTAAGAGTGAGAATCTTCTCTGATTGTCTTCAACCCTGAAACGGGAAGAAGGGGCAAGCGAAAGCAGCCTGAGAGACTAAGCGAGAAGACGCCGAAAGGCGATGCGATAGTCCGTTCTAACGAGAATAGAAATCGTTAGAGGTTGACAGAAATGATCAACCCCTCGAAAGAGGTAACAAATAAAGAAAGGGTGAGACGGACGCATTTGTGGCCGTAGCAGAACGCCGTGTGCAGGGATTGCACATGGGCATCAACCGTCAGTTCTTCCAGTACAACACCCTATCGGGTGACACTGTACAGGCCGCTGACGGCAACGTTGGAGCACCAGAAGTGATCTCTCAGATCAGCGCCCCGGCGCAGGTCGGCGAGTGGAACAACTACTCCAACTTCTCGGCATTCGCAATCGCTTCATCGATTGACGAATTGGTCGGGAACTCGGCAGTCGAACTCGGCTATCAGGCCGGTCAGTCGATTTCCGAACTGTACAGCGCAGTAGCAGACAGCGCATCTTCTGTGGACGGCAACGTTTCGCAGAACTCGCTTCTGTCTTCGCCGTACACGCTTGATCTTGCGACCATCCGCGAGATGAAGCAGCAGCTGGTGTCGAACGACGTGCTTCCTTGCAAAAAGGGCATGTTCTACGGCGTCATCTCGCCGAACGTTCTGGGCGACATCTACAACGCAACGACCGTCAACAACTCGATCGTTGATTTGTTCAAGCGCACAGACGGCGGCATGAAGAAGTTCGACGAAATCGCTGGCTCTGACCAGACGAAGGAAATCGAACTGCCGGGCACGAACATCATGTTCCGCCAGACCCCGTTTGTTACGAAGACGGCTAACTACCAGTCTTCGGGCAAGACCGCATACCGCACCTACATCTTCGGCAACTACGCGATGATCGGTGTGTGGCTGCAGGTCCCGGGCGACACGGACCTAGATGAAGGCGACTGGCGTACGATCGACTGCAAAGTCGTGACTGACGCTCCTCCGTCTTCGTTCGACCCGACCGCAACAATTGGGGGCTGGGCATCTTACAGATTTCATCAAACAGTCACCCTCCCACCGGCAACCGGAACGAATACTCAACGTATTCGCTACATTGACTCGGTTCCCGCAATTCAATAAGAATTGCAAAACAAAATTCCCACGACCTCATGAATCGTGGCCTACTGATCAGGGGAGTGCCAAGAACACTCCCCAGATCATCTTTCTTGGAGATTAAAATGAAAAGAATCAACCCAGACGCACCTTTGTCTTCATCACAAAAGAATAAAAGATTTTATGAAAAACATCGGGATAAAGAATTAAAACGAAACGCCAAATACCACACAGCTAACAAAGAGTCGATAGCGAAGCGGCATCGTCTCGTGGCGTTTAAGTTGACATCCGAACAACACGACGCAAAACTAAAAGAGCAAAACAACCGTTGTGCTATTTGCAAGCAAGAGTTCGTTAAGACCCCACGTATCGACCACAAGCATTCGTGCTGCTCAAAGCGGCCTACCTGTGGTAAATGTACCCGTGGTTTGTTGTGCAACCACTGTAACGTGCTCATCGGCATGGCGCAGGAATCAATAGAAGTTCTCACCAACGCAATCAAATATCTGGAGGCTTACAATGGGCGTAGACAATAGAATTGAAACAGTAGCAGGTTTGAAACACGTCGAGGACCCGATCAGAGAGCATCATGATCTCCCTACGACCCGGGCAACCATCCAAGAAATCTTGGCTGGCGGCACACCCAACTGGGTGAAGTGGCCCGAAGACTATAAAGAGTACGCTCGTGAAGCTTTCGCAGCCGAAAAAGCAATCTCCGATGAGATGGCCGAGCAGTACCAGATCGAAGACCAAGAGCACCTGACAAACGAGGTAGCTCGCAAGATTAATCCGATGTCCACCGACCAGTTTTTGTACAAACTTCGTCAAGCTGGCATCAAATGCTTCACTGTCTACAACGGATTGCCTCAGACTTTGGGTCTGTGGTGCATCCCTCCCAAGCGGACCAGCGTTGCCCGGTACATCTGCTACGTGCAGGACCCGGCAATGTACGAGTGGTCTGTTCTTCGTTTAGACCGTCACAACATTCCTATTGGTGAGAAGTTTCGTGGATGGCGCACAGTCATTACCGAACTCATCAAGAAAGAAATCCTGACTGAGTACCAAGCACATCAAATTTTTGGACACGCTTCTCAACACCCATGCTTCGCCCGGTACCAACGCACGTTGTGGGAAATCCGCAACGGCAAGAAGTTCACCGACGTGGCCGTGGAAGAGAAGGACGTCCTCTAAAGGCTAGCCGTTGGCCTTAAAACGTTACGGCAACAATACATGACGCACGTCCAACGCTTGGCCGTGCAAAAGGACAAAATACATGTCAGACGTAAAGAAGCCGAAGTCGGTCTTCGATCAGCTTGCCGAAGGCACTGTTCCGACCACCGAGGTAGCAGCACCAGTAGCAACCGCACCAGTCACAGCACCGACAGGCGTTGACAGCAACGTTCTAGCTCAGTTGCTCAACTACCTCATCCTCAAAGAGGGTCGTGAGGCAGCAGCGGCAGAAGAGCAGTTGGTCAGAGAGAAGGCCCGTCAAAAGCAGCGCGACCGCAACGCCAAGGACCAAGACGCAAAGTCCCTTGTCAAGCAGGCACGTTGTAAGCACTTGAAGG